AGGAGAAGATCCGAATGACGGAGTACCTACATCATCAATAATACAAATGCATTCTGGTTCGGGTGGAGGATCATCTCCTCCTCCTCCTCCTCCATCAATCGTTCCTCCCCCTTCGAAATCAGGGAAGTTACCTGGGCCATATCCTGGTAGAAACTGCCCACATCCAAATGTGGTTTCTTGAGCCATTAATTAGTTTTGATAGAAATTGTTGGGTTTGGGCCATTTAAGTTTCCATATAAGAAGGGAACATCATTTTGAGGAACCCCTGTAAAGGTCCACATTACTGTGGGGTAGGTACACTTACCAATTCGTGGGTTGCCCACATAACCTAAACCGTTTGCACTACTAATAGGAGCATTGTTAAGATATGAAGGATACAAAATGTCATGAACAGGAACCACAAACCCACTAAATCTATCCCCTGCTCGTTGCGAAACAGTTAGAGTGTTAGTAGTTTTCTTTTTCTTCCCTCCACTAGTGAAACTAAGGGAGTGCGGAGCAGGGAATCTTGGGCTCTCACTACCAGCCCTTGAGTTAAGATCATCAGCAATAAAGGCAACATAGATAGTAAACTCATCAAAGCCCTTCTCTACCCAGTGACCAAAGTAACTACCTCCCTGACCCCAGGTATGATCAGGTGCTTGTCCTTGGCTGTTTTGTGCTAGACAGTTAACTAAAGAAACATCTATCTTAAAGTCTGCTAACCAAGGCGCAGAACCTCTATCAAACTTAATTTTCTTAGAAATATAATGGAATCCTGCTCTGGATTGGGCTGGGGAGTAGGCTTCAGTATTGCTAAAGTTGTGCAATTTAGCAGGAACCCCTCCTCCCGTAGTCGTTCCGTCTGGATTAGTAAGTTGCCTGTTGCTTCCAGCTACTATACTAGGATCGGGTGAACCTTGTAAAGCAAAGAAAGTATTAATGTAATCGTTAGGCCATAGACCCCCATCAGACAGTGCTTGGGCTCCCACCCAATTTGCTAGATCCCAATCAGGGTATGCGGGTATACTTATTTGAGCAGCATTTCCTCCGTACCCAAACTTACCAATAATATACTGTCTAATATACTGCTGGGTATCATTAGAATCATCTGAATCAGCCCCAAACTGGGCCTGATAGAAATCATACATTGCTCCCTCAGGACCAAAATTCCACCCACCAAAGACATAACCTGTAGCCAAAATATTTGTACTGTCTTGGGGGGTTCCTGTGTTTTCATCAACAAGAGCATCTAATTGTCCTTGGAGGTGATCATAAACTCTTTTTACTTCATAATCTAACTGTCCTTTTCCAACAGCAGGGTTGGCTATTGATAGTTGTGGGAACGCTGCTCCAATACCTGCTCGTTCGTTATAAGCTAATTCAGCAGTTCGGAACATAGGTCGAATATCAATAACATCTGTACTCAGGATAACCTGCCCAGAACTCTTAACCCATACATAAGCAACAGGCAGAATAGACTGGCCCACCAACTCAAAGGCGTTACTTTCCAACTGCTCTTGAATCAGAGGAGCTAAGTTCATAATATCATCAGGAGCAGGGAAACTACCTCGGACATCATATGCAATATCATTAGCAGATGTGGAAGTAAAGCCCATTAAGGAATTGTTCTGGTCCCCAGGAGAGGCTTCTATGTAGTTAGGATTATTTTCCATTTTCATATTTTGAGCAGCCTCTTTAGAATCAAAACGAGTCTTAATTCCTGCTCCTCTAACAATCCCTAACTGTGGAGTAGTAATTTTATTTTTGTCCGTATTCGTTAAATACTGAATAGCACTTGTATCAATTGGTTTACTATAAATGAAAACTAGGTCAATTCTATTTTGAACCCCAGGAACTTCCACTTCATTCCCTGATTCATCAATGTAATTAAAGTCTGTCGTATCAAAGGGAGGAACCTCAATGGAAAGTTCCTCACCAACATCTACAATTGCAATTCTAGAAACCCCTCTCCACCTTTTAATAAAGAGGTTTTCCGTTTTGGGGTATTTTGCCCACCCACTATTAGTATTAGTTGTTTCAAAAGAAGGAGCTAAAAAGCTTTCGGCTGCATCGTTTGTAGATTTCATCCAAACCATAGCATTTGCAATGACAGTAGGACTAGCCCAGGAACCTCCTCCTGGGTTATTGTAAGAGTTATCTGCATAGCGCAAGAAGGAGAAAGCAGGATTCATTGCTACACCTGAGACATTAACAGGGGTATCTGAGTTGACCACAGGCCAAGTAAATGCTCTCTCCACCAAGCCATTCATACCCATAGCATCTTGCGCTAAAGTACTTTTAAAGGTCGCCAAAGCCGCTTCTAAGGTAGCGTTACGCCCATTAGGAAAATTACCTGGGTTAGGTAATGCAGCCTCCCAAGCATCAACATCACCAATCGCACCTCCCATTACCTTCTGAAGATAAGCAAGAGGTCTACTTACAGAAGCATCATTTATTCTAGCACTAAAGCGTCCTGGTTTTACTCTAACAACTCTATCAGCCCCACTTGCATAAGGTCTAAGCTCATCAATATCAGACCTCTTAACTCCAAGCAATTTGTCACTTGTTTTTCTTACCTGATCTCGCAACCATAAACAGTTTTCCTGTAGCTGTTTTAATGGAATGTTATCTACTTCAAAGTAGTAAGGATCATTAGCTTTAAAAAAGCGAATAGGATCTGAGAATCTAAAAACACTGTCGGAATAAATTTGTTCACTCATTAGTTGTCCCTCGATAGGTCAAAGATGTTAGAGGACTTAAATCCTAATGCTCCTGAGGTATCCCCTGGATAAGCTTCGGAGCCTCTATTTGTATCTGCTCTAGATCTATAAAGAGTAACCTTTCTTGGCCTTCCTGAAAATCCAACACTAGCATTTTTAGAGTTAGCAAATGTACTGCCAGCAGACTCATCAAGCATACACTGAGTTGGGTTATCATCAACAAACTCTTCACAGTAATAGAATCCTGAGGTCCATAAACGATCAGCAATTCCATCACCATCTGAATCAGCACTCATTTTTACTAAACAAGGATATGTACCACTTATACTTGTCGCACCCGTTGGAATAATAGCTGAGAGGGGGGCCGAACAATTGTAGCCTTGAGAGAAAAGTTGATAAGCAGGACCAACTACACCAGAGAAGTCTCCCTCATAATCATTATGCGCTCCCAGGTAGTAACCACTTAAATCATTTTGTAAGTATTTAGCTGCTGAATTAACAGACCAATAAATTCTAAATAATCCTTTGTTATTACTAACATTATGTGCTGCACCCCAATGTTGGGTATTAAATCCACTAACATTCATCCCCGCTCCAGCAATAGCGGAAGCCATTTGATCTCCATACACATTACCCGCAAAGTTACCAGACGCTGTGACAGGAGTAAACCTATCGAAAGGACTATTAAAATCAACTCCCGAAGGAATAACCCACACAGAACTTCCTGCACCAAAAGCATCGAGAACGCTGAGTGATCCTGTATCAGGCGTTCCTTCTGGTGCGCCAAACGCAGGAACTTCATTACCTAAACCTGCTAAAGTTCCATTTACAGAGGACATATAAATAGCACTAGGACCATGATACAAAGCATCAAGAGGGTACATCCCACTTACTGAACAATAAGATGCATTAAGCCTAGAGGTGTCAGCTATATTCCAAATACCTAACATATCACATTCTGTCGCACTGCTGTTATAGTAATGTCCGTCTAAGGGGTTATTTCTTGGTCCAACTCCAAATTGGACATTTTTAACATTCACCACACTATCTTCAGTAGCTCTAACGCACACCCCACCCCAAGTAAGCTTGGCTCTTACAGCGTAATCTGCCCCACCAGAAGTAAGCGGGTTATCTGCTGCTAAGTAAGTATTCATTTTTCTCTTAGAAGTGAAGACAGGGATTGTTCCAGGAGTAATATTTCTACCAGCAGCATTCTCTAAATCATCAAGATAATACTGTGACACAACATTGGAGTCTTGTGGGTTCGGGAAGAATTGGAGAGAGCCAGAAACAATTAGGCTACTAATATTGTAGGAACCAATTGGATAATCTAAACCCGCATCTAGCTCACCTAATCCGTTTGTAGTTTCGTTCCAGAAGTTATTGTAAGCCCCCAAATCTTCCAGATTAATTGTAGAGTTTTTATTTGCTACTAAGCAAGCTCTGGTGGAATGAAGCTCAACAGAAGTATGATTCGATCCAGAGCTTAAATCAAATCCACTAGCTTCAGGAGCAAAGGAGTCTCTAACTCTAGGAGGTTGAATATTAATAGTCGATTGGTTTTCTGCTAGTGCGTCTACACCAAACTGAGCAACAACAGTAGGACCATGTAAGTTAATAGTTGATTGGTTATCAGCATACAGTCCCGCTGCTTTCTGTTGATATGAATAACCTTTAGTTCCCCAAACAAAGGAACAGCCATTTCCTGTTCCATATAAACTAATAGTTGAGTTGTTATTAGCTTTAATTGCTTGTCCATATATTGGCATATTAGAAATCGAATCAGTTTGAGTGCGTGTAATTATTCTAGGTTTAATTAAATCAAGAACAGAATTGTCATCTACTGAAATTGCGGGAAGAGGAGCCCTAGTAGCATCATCCCATTTCAATACGCCCTGCGCTCCACTAAAGCTCATACTTCCAAAAATCTGAGGCGAGTTATTTTTTCTAGAAAAAGTAAACGCAGTTTGCTTTTGGAGATCTATATGTTGCGAGTTTCTAACAAAATCAACTTGATACCTAGCAGACTGCCCAGCTACCCCAGGGTTAGTAACAGAATCGAAGAGAGCAATAGAATTTCGTGCCCTCAGGCCAGTCCCTGTGTGATCTTCAACACAAAGGTTTTGATATGTAAATTTACTATTATCTAATTGAATCCCTTTATCATTGCCGTAAACATCTACAAGACCTTTAAGATCAATATCTGAGTTATTAGCAAGAATTCCGTAACCCGTGTTAACCTCCGCAGTCGTAATACCCCCGCTATCCTCATCAGTACTAAACAAGCGTTGGAATCCACCATGAAGCTTAGAGTTATCCAATTTGAATCCTGTATAGTTTCTAGAGGCAGCAACGATCACATCATTTCCTGAAGCTTGAAAGTCCCCTGCAACTCCACCAATTTCTGTCGTAGCTTCAAGCAAAGCACTGATAGAGACATCACTATTAATAGCATGAAATCCGATTCCCGTTTGCGCTGCTCTAGTGGTTGCGGTAGTTAGGGTATAGTTTCGGTAAGAGTACGCAGACCTTGACAGAACCACTTTTGAATTATTAAATCTAAACCCTGCTTCTCTACATCTAGCCGCAGCGCAGTTCTCTAAAACGACATCCGAATTTGTAACTTCAATGCCGACATCTCGACCTGTGTTTGCCGCAGACTCCCCGTTCACACAGAAGTTTCGAACAAAGATTGGACCATCACAATTCTTAATACTAAGTTTTGTTAGGGTGTTAAGATAGACGGATCCACCCAAATCCTGGGCAGCATCTACCGATACTGGGGTTCTTTTAATCGTAGCATTAGTCGCAGCAGCCGTAGCTGATACATCTGTAGTTGGGAGCGTACCATCCAGAGTAGAATCTAGTTGATTTTCATAAGGACGAACTTCAAACCTATTCGCTGTTCCTGTCATGAACCCATTGTACCCTAGAGATACAGAGAGAGGAGCTTCTCGTAGCGTTAATTTGGGGTATATAAAACTATTAACTGAATTTACGGTCCCCCCTGGTCCTGTATCTGCTGCGGCTAATACTCTTTGGTTAATGGCTAAAGCAGAGGTACACGCATTATCTCCAATCCCAGAAAAGAGAGTAGCACTAACATCAGCAGAATCAAACGATCTTACTAAAGGAGTAAACCCATTAGTTCCTACTCCAGCGGGAGTTTCAATGACTGTGCAATCAGCAGAAGCATTATAAACAGTTGAGTACGCTCTATTAATTATTTCAATAGATCCAGACTCTTCAATTTTAAAATTGTGAAGCTCTAAAGCACCTAAGTCTCCTAAATTACCTACCTCAATCAGCACAGGAAAGCGAATAACCTTAGGAATAGCAGCAATGCAGGATTGAACAGTTGTGAAGATGTTGCTGTTCGCAGCCAGAGTTGCCGCAGGAGCGGTCCCAGAGACCGTCAGAGCGAGTCCAGGTACAGCCGAAGTCGGGAACCCTGCTTGCTCCCAAAGCTCGTAGGTGCGCTCCTCAAGGTCGTACAGAGGAAGGTTGTCCTGCTCCCAGTTGTAGAAGGAACTAGTATCAAACTTGGACACATAAGGAGTCCAAGCATTGTGCAGCATCGTGCTGCCACTACTAGTATAAATATCGCCTCTTTGAAATACCATTAGAAATTAAGTGTCCATCTAAAGATTAAACTAAAATCACTAGTTTTATATACATTACTAAAGGTTCTATATGCTACCAGATAGGAAGCATTTGTTGAGTTTCCTTTTGGATTTTTCATAAATAATCCCACCTCATTTAAATTCAACTCTTCACTCCCAGCCCCCACCAAGCTATTGCAAGCCTCTTCATCTACTACTAAAGTATATCTTACGGAAGAATCTCCAATCCTCGTAATCTTACTCGCTGGAATGAGGGGAAAGAATTGATTAGCTACCATCTGTCCATTTTTAACTTGATCACATGATTCGATGTAAAGGTTACTTCCTGTGCCATACTGTGCGATTGCGGAGAGTTGTCCAGATAACTGATAAGTACTACTAGTCTCCAAGGAGGGGGTTTGATTCGGCTTCCCTCTTACACCTAATTGGAATCTGTCAATTTGATAGTCTAAGACAGAAGTGGATCCTGAACCGTTGAACATATAAGAGAGTCCTACCCCCATGCCCGATACAATCACATTATGATCATCGAATACAACTTCCTCTTCACCATCATGAAAGCGTTTAATGATGGTCAGGTGCCCATTGATCCCAATTTCTTCTGTAAAATTTCTCATATGAAATGTAGTCTCCACTTAATAGTTAGGTCTTTATAATTTTCCATTCCTTTGGTATGGTCATGATCGTTAATGTAACATAAGTTTTTACTAAATCCTTTCCTAGCAAAAAGTTTGTATTTCCTAGGATTATTTAGTATACTAAACGCAAAAGGAGGAGTATTTCCATTCAGAAGAGATTGTTTCATATCAATTGTCCATAGTCCTAAATGATAAATACCACCATACATATTAACCGTATTCACATCGCCTTGGGCTAACATAACGCTGTATTCCACTATACCTGAATTAGTAGAATCACATCCCCCCGATAAACACAAACCACTTGCTCCTGAACTCATAGCGTAGTTAGTGGTCGTTCCAGGAGATCCAGACATAACCATATTAACAAACCCAGACACATCCATTGAACTAACTTCATTGAAAAATCCAAAACGATCAGGAGCGTTTGTTCTAATTGATGTAAGAGAGTAGTCTTCCACAGTATCAGGTAGGGGAAATGTAAGAAGTTGAGTGGCTCTATCCATAGCAAATTGAGTGGAACTACCCACAGGAAAAGCCCCTAAGCTACCTGCCACAAGGCATAGTGCAGAGGGATAAGATAAGGTTTCATCGGAATATACACCAGAGAAGATTGTAGACTCCATCATTCCACTACCTATTGCAGAGGGCAAGAAGTTTACATGCTGTCCGTTTCCTGGAAAGACGCTACTAATAGAATAATCAACACCAGAAATTGTTAGGACCCCAGGAACACTTGTGTTTTCTTCCAACACTCTAGAGGCTGGATTTGGTGAATCAGGAAGACCCACCTCAGGGTAATAGGAACCACTAGTAGAACCATGTATTCCCACTTCTTCAGTTGTCCAAACTATAGGACCCATATCCTCTCCTAAGGCGTTATCTAAAAACAAATCTATTATACCAGTAGTTTTTTTTGCATAAGTAGCTTGTGCATTTCTGTCTGATGTAAAAGCGTCTGACCCTGTTCCAAAGGAGATTGCTTGGATAGTATAGTTAGAAGCATCCAATATAGAAGAAGTGGCATGATCGGCAACTCCTGATAAAGACGGAGAGATTGTCATTATTTCAGCTAGTAATTCGCCTGCCCCATCTACTAACATATTGGGTTCTTTATGAAGGAGCTTTCCTCCTCTCCAAATTTCTACTTCGCCTCTCATCAGTTGTCTATCTCCACATTAGTATAATTGTTATAATTAGCTTGTTTCGTGACTCCAAGAGTCCAGTCTGGTTGGATTCTATAATTCAGTCTACTACCACCACTTACTTCCATTATTCCTGAAGTTATTGTAGCATCCCTTGATGCAAGATTGGTTGAGTAAACTCCCGTACCCTGTCCTATCAATCCATTATAGAACTTAAAAACATCCTTAAGTTGATCTTTATTTAGAGAAAGCTTGTCTTCTTTAACAAATTTTCTAAGAGGAATACCGTTTGTCTGAATTCCATGACCTGTACCTATAGCTGCATTATCTCTTTGAGTTACATCTTGTAAAGATATATCATCAATTAATAAATATTTGAACTGGTTGTCATTAGGTATAAAGAAAATTTCAACAATGTAATTCGTATCGTCGGTATTAACTTGATCTTTTAATTTATAATATTCCTCTTCTATAGGAATAATTTCCAAGTACTCAGAGTTATTATTAATTGTAAAGTTTCTAGTATCAAACTCTACTTCAAAATCTTCCAAATACTCGGATTTAACATCTTTGAGTCTTGCGGGGTTAGTGATAGAATCTGTGCTTGTTTGATTAGCTAAACAAAATTCTTTTTCCTCAGGGTATTCTTTTAAATCATATTGTTTCTTATGTGAAAGAAATAGTACATTAGGGATAGACAGTCGCCCTTCCTTCATAGGAAACCACCTCTGCTCTGGTGTCCAACTCCACAAAAATCCGTTCTCTGGTTGTGTATGAATCCACACACCAAGCTTCCCACCCCCATAGTAAGGGGCATTATCATCTCCAACTAAAGCTTTAATATTTAATTTAAACTTATGATCTTTGATAAAATAATTTCTTCTAGGCCCATAAGAGGACAAATCAAATCTAATTCTAGGAAGTCCTCCCATAGATTTACATTTAATGATGGTATTATCAATTAAGTAATTGTTTCCACCCACAACTTTATGGGAACTATCTACCTTAAAAATTTCAAACTGATTTCTTTCTGACGCACCAGAAGTGTCCGTAAACTCAAGCCCACTTAAGATGGCTGGGTTTCTATACTCGGCATTGTTCACATTTCCAGATAACCAAGTCCCCGTTAATGGGAGTACGCCTTGGCCTATGCTACTTGCAATATAAGTTCCATTACCTGTTGAATTCCAAATATTTGTTGTGTTAATCGCACTGGCACTCCCCATGCTAGAGGCAACAAATCCTCCCACAGCGGATCCATCCACGGAGAAATCACAATTATAAAGTCCCTTCCCAAAGACTTGGGAAATAATATTTCCTCCTGTCTTATATAAATCATTTAGACCTAAGGGATGTTTATTAAAATACTTACAATAATCTCTATAAGCTTTTTGTAATCCAATACCAAACTTGAAATTACGATAATCTTCAAAAGATTTAAGGACAAGCCCACTAGCAATTGCTTCATTAGCAAAGCTCTGAACATTATCTTTCCAGTACGCATTCATAGCATAAGCACTTAGTTGGTAGTCCGTAGCCCAGCTATCTGTATCCTCATGACTCAACGAATTATCATATTTGGAAATTTGTTGGAAAGCATAATCCCTGGCCTGGGATTCAAAGAGTTCATGCATAGTAATGTAGATAGGAGGAGTTTGTCCTCTATCAACATAGAAAGCATTACCTGATGCTACTTCTGGCATCTTAATGTTAGATCCTAGTTCGCTTAATCCTCGATAAGGGAAAGTTGCACTTGTAGCGACTCCTGAGAAAGATCTTGAAGACTCCAGCTTTTCACACCAATGCCAAACCCCCGAAGGATTAATGGGATCTAAGATAGGGTAGAACTTTCCTGCTGAAGCCACATAACCTAAAGTAAACTCTCCAATAGAAGAAGGCATTGAATATTCCAAAGAGGAAGCTTGCCAATTTACAGGACCATTAAAGCCTGTTCGATCATAGTACCCTTCTAGAGGTATAGTATATCTAAAGTTTCTTCGCCTTAATGCCCTCCTGGGCGCAGTAGTAATAGCCGTTGGGGAGGAAAGTAAGGTGTCAGTAATCTCATCTACCTTAGGTCTCTTAAAGGTATTAAGCCCACCTCGTCCATCATTTGATCCCTGGTTTCCGTCCCCACCTCCATTAGCAAAAGACATAGCAGTACCGCTAACTTCAAAGTTTCCTAAAACAGAGGCAGAGGTATAGTAAGCTCTGGTATCATCCTTGTCAAGTCCTAAGTACTCCCATTCTGTAGCAGACCCATCCCAAGAATCAGAGGCACTAGCATTTAAGTTTGTTCTAATTATAGCGTGAGCGGGAGAGAATTCACGGGCGACTCTAGAGGCTTCAAATAAAGCATACTGAGAATCCCCCTCCATAGTTGTTTTTGAAAAATCAAAATCTGTTTCTTCAAAATCTAAAAATAAGTGAGAAGACTTTCCATTCCAAAGAGGCAAGACATTTCTTTGATAATCAGAAGTTCGCAACATAACATTATTAAAATTAGAAGCAGTCTGAACTGACGGATACAGCATTAGCCACTCATTTAAAGTTTCTAGACTAGTAGTTGCATTTACAGTACTCCTTAAAATATAATTTCCAACATCGTCTGCGAAGGAGGGTTTAACCTTAAAGCATTTTAGTTTTTCTACTATTAATTCTACTACTTGGGGCGTAACAGAGGAATCTCTAAAGTATTTTACTTCTTCAAAGGGAGGTATAGGAAAATTTTCTTTACCTCTGTAATTGAATAAGAAATTTAAATCCCCAGTAGCTGAAAGATAAATAGGTCTTTCTCCTGTCGTAGGATGGGCATCTCCTGCCATGTATACCCCTGATCCTAAAGGACCAAAACAGGTTGCAGCCTCCCACTCTGATTGCTCTAAAAACAAATCAGCATCTTGTTTTAACGCTTGATACCCAGTGTCTGTTGGATAATGAACATGGAAAGGCTTCATTTGAGTATCACCAACAATAGTATACAACTCGTCAATACAACCCCTATAGTCTAAAGTGTACAAACGAGGAACAGGCCACTTATTCCCATGATATAAAAATCCGTCTGGAAAGGCTTTATAGATATCAAGAAGGATATCGTCTACCACCATTTTAAGGTTATCTTCTAGGCTACTGGTACTGTAAGCAACAACCCCTGCTTCTTGAGCCAATCCATAAGTCCAGGTGTTTAAGTCTCTAAACAGCTTGGATTCTGTGGCGAGAGCATACCACATTAAATTCGGAATATAGGATTCCCAAAGCTCTTGAACTTTGCCCGACACATCAAAAACAGAATCAACAATTAGTGTGTTAATCGCAGACTGAATACCACTTAGAGTTCCAGATCGTTTATAAATAGAAACTGCATTCCTTAGCTGGTGTCTCCATTTACTTGGAGAACTACCCCGTAATTTCCATCCAATTAAATCAGCAATATAAAGTAAATGCTCGTCTCTAACATTTTCAATATCGTAGATTAGTCCTATGTTTTCCATCTCATCGGAAAGGTCTCCGAAATTAAAGCCTAGTAAGTTTGTAAATTTTCTATACGGTCCAGCCGATTTTTGGTCCTCTAGATATAGGGAAGCATCAATGTAATTCTGAAATGCAGTCTTTACCGAGAAATCCTCTTGATCAATATATAACGGAGAGTAAACAATATCCACTAAAGTTTTAAGAGATTCTAACTTTTGGATTCCACTAGTATAAATAGGAACAGTCCCACCACTACTCTCTGTAATTGCATCTGCTGTACTAGAAACAAAATTAGGAGGAATCACTTTGTATTCTGAGAATATAGAACAAGTGGCGTAATTCCTCCATAAATATTCAGTAAGCCCTTTTACTCCATCTACCGTTTCAATGGTATTACCTAAGTACAGACTGTTTAGAGATTTAAGA